CTTTAGGTATGGGTTTTTTACTAAAAATAGATAATCTCTTCAACCAAGGTGCTTTCAAGAATGCCTGTCTAGCAGCTAAACCAAGAGCAGTTTCACTCAAAGGACCATCTAAAATATTGACAAGACCAACAACTGCAAATGCTGCAAATATAATCCCTAAAGTAGTGTATCCAACATTTTCAACAAAGTTGTTTTTCGGTTTCGTTACAGGTTTTTTTCCAATAGGTACAACATCACCAATATCACGACCAATTGCTTCATCATCATCCTCTTTCATTCCTAAAAATATACCCTTACTACCAAGTTTAGCAAATTTATCTAATACTCTATCAAATTGGTCTAGTGCGTAAGAGAAAGAAGTTTTTGTAGTAAGTGCTACAGTTCTCTTTGTCTCAAATTCTCTTCTTCGATTAGCACCTGTAATGAAATCAGCAATACCACTACCTGCAAGACCACCTATTATACTACCACCAAGACCACCAATAGCAGCACCAATAGCAGTACCAATGCCTGGTCCGAAGAATGTACCAATAGCAGCACCTATCTTTGCACCTGTTGCACCACCTGCTAATGCACCTGCTAATCCTCCACCTGCACCAAGAGTAGCTTGTGTAAGATTTTGACCATCTGCTAATCTGGTACCAAAATCTACAGCAGTAAATGCAATAGCAAGCGGACCTACCCTTGCACCTCTAAGAGCAGTGCCAGCACCAGTTATTCTTGGACCTCGACCTAACCTAGGCAACCTAAATCTTCCACTTCCACTTCCAGTTATCCTTGGTCCTCTACCAGGAAATCTAGGAAATCTAGGACCACCTCCACGACCACGAGTTATAGTTCCTCCTCCACCACCGAGGAACCTTCTTGCCATTCTTAGACCTCTTATACCTAAAGCACCACCTAGTAAACTTTCACCAGCACCAAAACCTTTACCCTCTCCACGACCTCTAGCAGCAAGAGCAGCATATGCTAATCTTCTTTCTTTTACTAATTTTTTCTTGAGTTCTAATGATTGTCTTTCTAAAGTTCTAGACACAGCAAAAGTTGCTTTCATATCTGCAACAAGTGCATTAGAAGTAATTTTAGTTCTTGATGATACTGTAGCTAATGACATCAGGGTCTAAAAGTTGTATATGTTTTTAATGATGAATTATGCTCAAATTTGTCAATTGATGTACCACTGTTGACTCTATATCGAGTATCAACACTTACTTGAACTTGTCCATCGCCAGGTCCAGGCAATCCTGAACCATTACCTGCAACTTCTTGTGGTTGATTATTAATTACATTTATATCATCCATATTTGTGCCACTCTTGACTGCCACATCTTCATTACGATTCTGTTTGAACCAGTTTCTAGGGTCAAGTTTACTAAGCAAACTTTCTTCCTTCATTATTTTTTTCTCATCATCTATTGTTCCACCAGATAAATCAATACTAGCTAATGCATTAGTATCTGATTCAGAAACAGATCCAGAACTACCAGTAATAGCACTAGAATCTAAAACATTCATAGCAGTATCAACATTAGAAGTATTATTAATATCTTCTAATACTTCTGATGATGATGTTGTCAATAACTTAGTGGTTGGTTCTAATATTGTAGATGATCCAGAATTATTAGCTAATAACGGAGTATTTTTCTCAAATTTAGACTCAAAATCTAATTGTCTTTCTCTAGCTATATCTTCATCAGTTATTGGACTGAATGTGCTTGCCTCCAAATTACTAGTATCAATTTCTTTATTTGTTTCAGAACCAGTATCATTAGTTGTTAATTCTGGAACCACTACTTCACCTGATCCAAATCCTTCACTAAAATCATTCTTATCAGTTGCTTCACCTATCTCAGCATTTAATTGATCATCTCCTGTTGCTCCTAAAGCCCCTGCTGGAGCACTACTTGTCTTACCTTTTTTTGCAGTACCAATTTGACTCGGACCTGACATCATACCATCAAGTATAGACTCAAACCTATTCAGTTGTACCTTAAATCTATTAACATCAGGTTCATTTATAGTGTTTACACCTGCTATTGTTTGTTGTGCTCCTTCTTGTCTTCTCGTATCAGCATTGCCACTTCCACCACCAAATAACCTACTACCTAATAGACTTGCTGCTATTATGGCAGCAGCTATAATACCATTTTTACCACCCACACCTCTAATACCTCTTATACCACCCATATTACCACGGGGGTTTACACCACGACCACCACCTGCAATTGAGTTTAATCCTATTACATTGAGTACAGTACCTATAATTTCAGGTAATAGTAAACCTACTGCAGCACCAGTTGCTTGAAGTGCTCCACCAAAATCACCATCACTTGCCTCTTTCAATGCTAAAGCACCAGATAGCAATGCTAGATTTTTACGTCCATCAAATAATGCAGCAGTCTTGAATAAATTTGTATTTTCTAAATCTTCCTTGAGTATCTTCCTTTCTTCTCTATAATATTTTCTTCTCGCACGTAAATCTTGTTGTATCTCAGATCTCATGGTCTTCATAGAACCATTCAATCTTTCAAATTCTAATATTATACGTCCAAGTTGTCTAGTCTGTTGTCTACTTATCCCTGTTTCTCTAAGTCTTTCTTCACTACGCTCTATCAATTTTGTATTGGCATTCTCCATCCTCTCCCCCAAAGGAGAGAACATAGGAGTTTGAGATTGTACTTCTCTACCAGGTGTTTGCATTAGCGTTTTCTGCTTGCTTTGCCTCTAATCTTTGTTTCTCAAGATACTTGAGTAAATAATTTACATAAATTTCCTTTTCCCAAGGAATCAAACTTTCAATGTCACTTAGACTCCATTTGTGATGTTGCATCAACGCAAAGTTAGTCTCCATAGTGTTCTCTATGGTTGTATGATATAGCATTATGCGAAAAAATTTGCCAGTCCCTCAACTACAACATCATTTTTAACGTCAGTCTTGGGATTAGTAACAGTAGTCTTATACTGTAACTTAGGCATTGTCTCAAAGAATTTCTCAATCTTACCAAACTGTTGTGAGTTCAACTGTTCGATAAACTTTAGCAGTTCTTTATCAGTTGAATCAGATGCTGCCCATGATTCTTCACTTGTATAAATTTGATCTATACAATCAATTACTGCCTTGAATGCTAAGTCAATTCTTTCTTGACTACTACCTGCATCTGAAACTAGAAAATTACTTTCTAAGAATTGTTTCATTGAAGGATATTTCATCTTTAGAGAAAGACCGTCACCCAAATCAATAATCTCCGTATGTCCATCAGGAACATGCAATTTTATATCAGATAAAGACACCGATAGTGGTACTTTAGTTTCACCGTCATCCTGACATGTTACATTGAGTTCAACAGTCTCACCTATTGACTTACCTCTAACATTCAAGAACAAATACTCTAATTCAAAACTAGGTAATTCTTCAACTTTCACACCACGAGTGATAATACATGCTTTTAGTACCTCTTTTAGAGTAGCAGTAATATCCTTGTCTGTACCATTCTCTAAAACAATTAATAATGCCTTTTCCTCTTTTACAAGGAATGGTCTATATTTGATTGTCTTTCCAGTTGATAACAGTTTCAGTTCAAATGTAGGTGCAGTGACCTTTGGTAATGGCATAGTAAAATATTCAGTAGCTTTATTTAGCAAGCATATCTACATCTATTTTAGCATAATTTACACCAAGATAACCATTTGGCATAGTAACTACTGCTTCTGGTACAATATTGATGATTTCTTGAGCCATAACACCACTATATCGAGGAGAACCCCAAATATAATTCCACTCGTATATATTGAGACCTGATGGAGATCTACCTACCTTGACAATATTCTCCTTCAATCTTATATCACTACTTCCACTCCAATGATGAATACCCAAACCTACATTAGGCATATTCTGCCACCAAGGTGTCTTCGCCACTTTTTTCTCTGGATTTGGTGCTTTAGGTCTTTCACTTTGGGTAAATCCTCCACCTTTTCCAGCACCAGTATAGATTGGTGGTGTTATATCTTGTGGTGTCTCTGCTACTCCACCTCCAACTCTAGATGTTCTTAGTATTTCATACAGATCATAAGCAAAAGTTATTGTAGTTTTTACAAGTTCTGATCTACCATATGCTAAAGGTGCTGCAACTATATTCACAGGAAATGCATTTACAATATGGTAGGTTATACTACTTGGTTGCTGTTGCGAAAATGCACTAAAGTTAGTCAATCTATTATTCACATCAGTAGTATCTTTACTGAATGCTGTCACTTGCATATCAACCTTATAGTCTTTTGGATAATTTAATTTCCTATAACTTCCATACTTACCACTCACATCCATGGCAATATTTGGAGAGATAAACTCCATCCATGAGTTGAATACATCATTAGTATAATAATCTTTTTGAGAATACCAAGTCAATATAATCTCAGGAAACTGTCTATAAGCAGCAAACTTTTGATTTATTCCCTGTCTTATACCCTGTCTCTGGAAAACGTCTAGACGTGATCCTGGTAAAACTGCTTCTGAACAAAATAATGCCAAATATTGACCTGCATCAGTCAGACCTTTCTCATCCTTATAAAAGGATCTGTCAGCGATATATCCCTTCAGTGCCTGAGATGCAGATGATAAACTAAATGATACATCGTAATTATTATTAAACGCAGGTGTTATATTACCAAACTTAGAAACTACTTCATAAAGTTCTTCAGTTGGTAAAAATTGCCTATCCTGACTAAATGTCCATATTGATTTTGTGTTTGAACCTACTGCCACAACAATCCTAAATACAAGATGCGTACATACTATGTATGTCATATAAAGGTAAGTTCAAACCAAATAATAGAAAAAAGTATAAAGGTGACCCTAGAGAGATCATTTACAGATCACTTTGGGAACTAAAATTCATGAGATACTGTGATAGCAATAAGAACATACTAAAATGGTCATCAGAGGAAATCATAATACCTTATAGATGCCCTACTGACAACAAAATACACAGATACTTCCCCGACTTCTACATCAAATATAAGGATGTGAAGGGTAATCTAAGAGAAAAAGTAGTGGAAATAAAACCAGCAAAACAAGTAAAAGAACCAAAAATACAAAAAAGAAGAACTAAGAAGTATGTAACTGAGGTTATGACATACGCTAAAAATAGAGCAAAGTGGGAAGCAGCAGAAGATTTCTGTAAGGATAGAAGATGGGAGTTTCAAATTATGACGGAGAAAGAACTTGGAATTTAGAAATACCTTTCCAAAATCACAAACTGTAGGCACCCCTATGCCTGGTCACTTAATGTTATTCCAGTATGGGGCAAAAACTGCTGAAAAATTAAGATATTATGATAGAAACCCCTTATGTTATGTTGTCGCATCTCAAGGACCAGTTTTTTATGGTGTAAACCTTCATTATTATGCTCCAGATGAAAGAGAAATGATTATGGAGTGGATAGATGAGTCCAATCCAGCAGAACTTCCTAAAGGTTACCATAAATATATAAAATCCTACGTGCAAACACTATTTTTAGATATCGCAATGGAAGAATGGGAAACTGCTTTCAATTTACCTATTGAAGAGTTCGTAAGAGATCTCGGCAGTATTGAGATACCTGTAAGTAAAGCAAAGATACAGTAATGGCACCAAAGACAAGAAATAA